TGCTAACTTCGGCATCAACCAGGCAGCTAACCCAGACATTGACGTCGCTCACCTTACCCGTGAGGGCGCAGTTGCGATTTACTATGAGCGGTACTGGCAAGCAGCAGGGTGCGACGCGCAGGATTGGCCGCTCAATTTCCTTATCTTTGACTCCGCGGTCCAGCATGGCGTGGGACGTGCCGGCCTGCTGTATCAGAGCGCATGGAGCGTGGAGACTGAGCGAGACGACCTGGCCTTCATGGGCGTACGTCTGCAATTCTACGCACAAATCAACGAGGACAGCTGGCAGCGTAACGGAAAGTCGTGGATGCGTCGCATGGGGTTGCTGTTGACTGAGGCAAGCAAGTAGACCAGCATGGAAAGGTTCTCGCAAGCACACCGCAATTTGCAGATGTTTTGCGCTGATTTTTGGGACGAGCCCGCGCAGTGCATCGTCATCCTTGACGCGATTGGCATCAGCCCGTCGTCCGTAGACATGACCCCGCCAGCTATTATGCGCTGGTACTCAATCATCCGTCATCTGATGCGCCTAGACGATGGTAGCATGGGCCGGTTGGTCATCGTGCTGATGACGGAGTACCCGAACAATGACGCCTTGCGGACCGTCTGCGCGCCGTGGATTCCTGCGCTTCCGTCACAGATCCAGGTCCTACCACAGAAACGTTTGACGGTCGAGGACGATCTTGTGCCGGTAGTCGTGCCTATTGACTTCGCAGACGAGGCTGACACCGTGGTGCCGAAGATGGATACGCTCTGGTCAACAGTGGTGGAAGTAAATAAACGGTTGATTCTTTTGGAGGCAACGGTACGGGAACTCGCTTCCGTACTTGCCAACGAGAAAGGTAGCTCATGACGCGTGGCATCGCCCCTAACGCGGTTGGCGACTTTGCTGGCCGAATTATTTCCCGACCAGGCGTCTAGCGTTCGTATTATGGACTCTGCCGGCATCCGTGCCGATCGGGTAAATGCTGAGCAACCTGCCCGCTCGCGGTGGTACTTTATCGTGGACGAGGCCGAGAAGGCCAAGTTGCTGCCAGCGCTGCTGGAAGTTGTGATCTCAGAGTACCCAGGCCAGGCCGACTTACGAAAGTTGAGGAGTGAAATGAGTCGGGCTGAACGATTTGCCGCGCCACGACTAACCGTACTAGCGATTTGGCCGACACTGGTCGGGGCTAACCCGGAGGGTGTAACAGAGGTCGACAGCGCACTTTACGACGTTGGGATTGACTATATCGCACTCCAGGGTGCAGATGCCACACGCGATAACGTCGTGCGCGAGTGGGGGCGCATTGAGCCTGAGATTGTAGAAGTTATGACGCACGGTAGAGAGGGTCGTATCTACCTAACCGACGGACCGACACGACCTGGTTGGTGGGGTCGGTTGGCGAGGGACCACCAGCCGCGGTTGCTACTTCTGCTAGCCTGCGAGACGGCACGGGTTGGCACGGTCGACATCCCAGACGCGTTGCTGCGGGAGGGTGTCGCAGCGGTTATCGCAGTGAGCGATTCGATTCTAGTTACGGACGCAATCCGCTTTGCCCACGCGTTTTACGCGGAACTAGCCGAGAACCCTGACATCGAGCACGCTTTTGAGCGGGCACGGTTGACCATGACTGACGAGGGTGCGCAGATGCTGCGGCTGCGGTTGCGGCACGACCCGGCGAACGACCTTTCAACGGCAGTGGCATGAACCTGCCAGGGAGGATGCAGTATGCTTAAGTGGTTCGGTGAGAAAATCCCGCAGCTGTTCGCGAGCTACGGGTGGCAAGCTAGTTTGGTCGTCATCGTTGTGTTGGCGCTCTTAGCAACCGGTATCGTGTGGTTCCTGGGTGTTGACATAACGGCATTGTTCCGTTAACTGGGGGTAGCATGCCGGTAGGTCGGGCGTTTACGCCGCAGGTGAAGGCAGAAGTGATCGCGCTGGCGGCGAGCGGTGTCACGTACTCCGAGATCGCTGAGATCACCCAGGTCCCCGTCAGCACGGTCTATCGGTGGAGTCGCGATGCCCGTGCCCTTATCCCGTACGGCGACCCCGACCCGATAATCGAGAAAAAGGAGAGGATAAAGGAGCTGATCATCGAGCTGGTCATTGTGAAGCTCGAGTCGTTGATCGAGATGGCCAAGTTCGTAAAGGATCCTGCATGGTTGCGTAACCAGGATGCAAGCGACGTCGCAATCCTGATGGGTGTAAGCGACGACAAGCTAATGCGAATTCTGGAAAGAATGCAAAATGCTGGGGCTCAGTCTCCCCCTTCCGACTCTTGATTTAGATGGGTTCATGTCTACCGACACCCGAGTCGGGACTGTAAAACCGGGGTGGTTTGAGACTCAAGCTAGGCCAGCGCAACGGCCGCCGGAACACGACTGGCGGATCTGGCTGCTGTTAGCCGGCCGCGGGTACGGGAAGACACGGGTACTGGTCGAGTGGGCCAAGCTGATGGCGCACCGCATGCCCAAAAGTTGGGGCGCTGCGGTCGCCGCTACTGCCGCTGACGTTCGCGACGTGCTAGTCGAGGGCCCGGCCGGGTTCTTGGCCACGTCGGACGACGACTTCATGCCTAGGTATGAGCCGTCGAAGCGCCGGTTGACTTGGCCTAACGGGACCCGACTTACGCTGTACAGCGCGGATGAACCTAATCGCCTTCGCGGACCGCAGCACTACTGGGCGATTTGCGACGAGTTTGCCGCGTGGCGGTACCCGTCCGCGCTTGACATGCTCATGTTCGGTCTCCGGTTGGGCAAGGACCCCAGGGTCGTGATCGCGACGACGCCGAGACCGACGCCAGAGGTCAAGGCGCTGCTTGCCCAGCCAGGGTTAACGCTGACCAGGGGCACGACGTACGAGAACCTCGATAACCTTGCGCCGGCGTTCAGGACCGCGATTATCGCCAGGTACGAAAATACCAGGTTGGGTCGGCAAGAGCTGAACGCTGAGCTGCTAGAGGACGTCGAAGGCGCGTTGTGGCAGCAGTCGTGGATCGACCAGGACCGCGTGTTCACGGTACCTCCGCTCACGACTGTGGTCGTCGCGGTCGACCCAAAGGCGAGCGCCAACGCACTGAGCGAGTCTGGTATCGTGGTTGTGGGCCGCAGCATAGACCGTCAATACTACATACTGGGGGACTACTCTCTTGATGGACTACCAGAACAGTGGGCCGAGGCCGTCGCCTTTGCCTACGAGTACCACGAGGCAAACTACGTCGTCGCCGAGCAAAACAACGGCGGGGATATGGTCAAGAGCGTACTGCAAGCGACCGACTCCAAGCTCCCGGTCGAGTTGGTCTGGGCGAGTCGGGGTAAACAGACAAGGGCGGAACCGGTCGTGGCGCTCTACCAACAGCACAAGGTCCATCATGTCGGGGTACTGCCCGGGCTTGAGGACCAGCTCTGCAGCTGGGTGCCGTCCGAGGGGCCGAGCCCAGATCGTGGTGACGCATTGGTCTGGGGAGTAACTAAGCTCATGGACCCAGGCACAGCTACTGTAAAACAGAACAAGGTGCGGGGTCGTGGCGGTGGGACAATGGTCCGTCGAAGTGTCCGGCGCTTGGGGAGGAACGACAGATGAAATGGTCGCTACGGCGGATCGCGGGTCTGGTGCGTGAGTTCTTTGAGCCGTTTATCGGCCAAGTGTACACAACTATTCGGTCGGTCACGCGGAGGAGTTCGCTCGCGTACCAAGACCCGGTGCCGAGGTGGGAGCGTCCCAACTACGCGTTCTGGCGCAGTGTTTACAGGGCCCAGGTGAAGGGGCTCGAGGTATCTGGACTGCTGGTTAAGCCAATCGTCAGCAAGATGGCTACTTGGTCGTTGGGAAGGCCGCCAAAGTGGAAGCTTGACGACGAGGCCGCGCAGCAGGCGTTGACCGACTGGTGGAAGACCGCCCACACGACTATCCTGCGCGGTTGGCATAACGCTCTTCGACAGGGCGACGCGTTCCTGGTTGTCAACCCCGACTTGACGGTTACCCCGGTGTCGCCAGAGTTTGTGGACCCGATCGTAAGCGAGTTTGACTTTAGCGAGATCGTCGGTTGGAGGGTCACCCAGTCGCTAACGCACCCCACGATGCAACGCCGGATGACCATTACAGACGAGTACTACGCCGACCGCAGGGTCCATGAGACGTCAATAGACGGGGTAGTTCAGCAGCGGGTTGAGTTCCCTAACCTGTTGGGCAGGTGGCCGATAGTGCATATCCCGAATCAACCTGACCCAGGTGAAACATTCGGGCATCCCGAGACCGAGGGGTTGCTACCCTTGCTTGACCGGTACGGGAAGGTAATGGACTCCGCGACCGAGGGCAACATCCTGCAGGGAAGACCCACGCCCGTGTTGACCTTCGCTACCGTGCAGGACCTTGAAAAGTTTGACTCAGAAAATGCGATCATTGAGACGCAGACCGACACGAACGGCCAAACGATCCGGGTAAAGGTGTACGACGTTGACCTGTCGCAACTCCTTGTTGTCTCGGGCGCGGAGTTCGAGTACAAGGCTCCAGGTACGTTTACCGCGGACACGGCCAAGCTGCTTGAGTTGCTTTTCTACTTGCTGCTGGAGCACAGTGAGCTACCAGAGTTCGTTTTCGGCAACGCGATCGCGTCGAGCCAGGCCAGTGCTGAGACCCAGATGCCGATCTTTATCGAGTTTATCAAGGGCCGGCAGGGTGAGATGGTCGACTGGTTGACTGCAATCGCGGAGATCGCGCTCGGGTACCTGTCGCTGATAAGGCCAGACATCAGCGCAGCTATCCCAACACTGCAGTGGGAAGCGTTAGACCAGCAAGACGGTACGTTGACGTTGGAGACGCTCAAGTGGGCATTCCTTGAGGGGCTGATCGACAAGTTGACCGCGTTGCGGCTGATGCCTGTCGACATCGAGGACCCGCAGGGTGTGCTGGATAAGGCTAACGAAGAACGTGAGGCGGCTAGGGCTGAGTTCCCAGAATCGACCCCAGAGGAAGACCAGTTTGACGCTGATCTGGCGGACCAGATCGACAAGTTGGAACTAGACTAGGAGGAGAGATGGACAAGTTTTCGAAGCGAATCGAGATGAAGATCGACGCGGTGCTCAAGGCGCTGGGGGTTGACCCCAAGGACCTTGTCGTGCCTGTCGCTCCACGTGAGCAGGTCGTGCTGTCCCCGCAGGACCAGCTCGCCATCGACAACGCGCCCAACGTGTTCGTGGGCGTGATGGCGCCCGCAAGCCCGCAGGCCACCCTTGAGGTCACTACCATGCAAAAGGCTCCGCCGGTCGCTAGGGCGACCACTGAAAAGGTGAAGCCGCCGCCCCCGGTTAGGAAGTAACCCGACAGGGTGCCGGCAACCTGGGACTCACAGCAGTTGCGGCAGCGCAAGTCAGTCGAGAATAGGCTGGCGGCCGCCCATACCGAGTTGGCCCGAATGATCGGCGGGATCGTGATGCGGGCAGCGACGTCCCGGTCGCCGACCGGTGACCCTGTCGTTCCTGCTACCAGGTCCGCGCTCGACGCACTTAAGACTACAGTTTGGGAGCAGGTGCTTAAGCCGTACTACGTAGGTCCAGGTACTGACGCGCTGCAGGGACCTAGACCACAGAGCCCGTTCGCCCTGCTGCTTGTGCAAGGGATTGAAGAGGCTACGCGGATCCAGGTCGAGAGGCAACTTTCGATTGTCAGCAAGATCTGTAGAGACCCAGTCGTACTCCGGTGGTTGACCGGCCCGCGACCGTTGCACCTGACCAGAGAGATCGGGCTGTCGGTCGCTGGCCGGATTACCGAGTTAGCACCAATCGTGCCAGCGTCTCCGGCGACGAGCGGACCGATTACATTGGCCCCGTTACCGCTCGACATTCGTGGTCCTGACGGCAGGATCGTCCCGGGTATCGCAAGGGCAGCGTTGGTCAGGCCTAGGGGAACGTACGACGCGTTCCACCGGTTCGTTGACCCGGCCGGGTACCGACTTAGCGACCGGGTTTGGCGAACGGCAATCGAGGTCAGGTCCAGGGTTGACGAGCTGATGGAGTACCATGTCGCTAGCGGCACGGCGGCGGTGGACATCGCCAGGTCGCTTGAGTCGTTTATGACCCCGTCCGCGGCGCCAGTAAAAACTCGGACGCCGTACGGGAGGGAGGGGTCGTACTCAGCTAGGCGGTTGGCCAGGACAGAGATTACCGCGGCCGCAGGTCGGGCAACCACGGCCGCTTCGGCCGCGAACCCGTTTGTCGGCGGCGTGCAGTGGAGGTTAAGCGGGAGTCATCGCGACCTTGACGAGTGCGACTTTAACGCGTCCGGTGGCCCAAACGGCGACGGGATTTACCCGCCAGACGAGGTGCCCCGGTACCCAAACCACCCGCACGAGATGTGCACCCTGGTACCGGTACCGACCAAGTCAGTCGCGGACCTAGTCGAGCAACTTCGCGCAGACATCCAAGCCGCGCAAGGGTCGCTGATCTCTGCGGTCGGTGGCGCTGACGCGGCCAGGGGGACCCGACTTCAAGGTATCCTGTCGCCTGAGTACATGACCAAGGCGCTCCTTGACGGAACGCTCGACACGTCGATCTCTGAGGCGGTCCGTAAGTCGGCAGAAAAGACCGCGGCTGAGAAGCGTGACGAGCATAGGATCGCGGTTGCCAAGTCGCGGGCCCGCACCCGTGAGCGTGAGGCAGAGGTTGTCAGGCTTGCCGCAGAGGAGGCCACTCGTCTTGAGGCTGAGAAAAAGGCAGCCGCTGAGGCTGAGGCCGCCAGGATTGAGCTTGAGCGCGAGGCCCGACTTGAGGCCGAGCGTAGGATCGCGGCCGAGCGGGCGGCAGAGGAGCGACGACTTGCTGAGGCCGAGGCTAAGCGGTTGGCCGAGGAAGCGGTCGCGCGAAAGGCGGCCGAGGAAGAAGCGGCTAGGGAAGCGCTTAGAAAGTCGCACGAGGCAGAGATTGCCAAGCGTGCGGCTGAGCTAGCCGCTAGGGCCGCCGCTGAGCTGGCCGCGAAGGAAGCCAAGCGACTTGAGGACGAGCGGAAGGCCGCGGAGGAGCGCGAGGCCGCTAGGATCAAGCACAGAGACGCAGTGAGGGCGTCTAGGGAACGGTCAAGGCTGGCCAAGGAGGCCGAAAAGGCCGCGATCGATACCGACACTGTGCGACTTGAGGCTGAGCGAGTTGCCGCTGAAAAAGTCGCTGCTGAGGCTAAGAAAGTCGCGGATGAAAAGGCAGCCGAGGCTGCGCGGATCGCTACTGAAGCAGCTATAGCTAGAACGGCTGCTAGACTTGAGGCCGAGCGACTATTTAAGGAAGCCGAGTTTGCACGGATGGTCGCTGAGGCTGAAGAAATAGCCAAAAAACGGGCCATACTAGAGGCAAAGTACGCAGCAGAGGCCGCGGCTGTTAAGGCTGCTGCTGAGGCTGAAGCTAAGCGGCTTGCTGCTGAGGCCAAGCGCGCCGCAGACGAGACCGCCAAGAAGGAAGCCGCTAGGATCAAGCACGCAGAGGCGACTAAGGCCGGCATGGCTAAGGCCAAGGCCGCGAAGGAAGCAGCCGCAATGGCAGCCGCGGGCGTGACTACCCCGCCTGGCTTTACCACAACTGTCACCGCGGCCGCCCCAGGCACAACGGCAGCAAAAGCTCCTGTTCATGCACCGCCGGCCAAGGTGCTTAGGCCAGCGGCAGACATCAAGGCTGAGATCGCGGCGGTCGATACTGAGGTCGAGCGCATCCGGGCCAAGCGGCTTCGTGGTGAAGTCGACACAACGTCTGAGGCTGAGTTTATGCGCACCCGACGCAAGGACCGCCTTGACCCGTTGTGGGCCGCCCACAAGGCGTCGGTTGACGAGGACGCGGCGATCGCTGCCTGGAAGCCGCCTGCTGTAGGTACGCCGGTCGCCCCGACTAAGGCTTACCGCGCTGTCCTGTCGTTGGAGAGCGAGATCGCAAGCATTGAGGCTGAGGTGGGTCGTCTCAGTCGTAAGTCGATGCGTGGTGGTACTTTTACGCCGGCCGAGGACGCGCTTTGGAGCGGGTCGAGTTCTAGGATCAGCACTCTACGGGACGAGATGCGGCGCTCCGCTGACGAGGATAAGCGGCTGGGTGCGACACTCAAGCCCGTGAAGCCCGGCGCTGTTGCAGGGGTTATCAAGCCGCCCGATATCTTGGATGCCGAAGTGCGGATGGCTACACTCAGAGGTGAGATCGCCAAACTAGACGAGGCGGCTGCCCGTGGTTTACGAATCGACTTCAAACGGTACGAGGTAGTGTCGATTGAACTTGATGCGTTAGACAATAAGATTAGTACATGGGAGGACGCTCACCCTGAACCCGTCGGTACCGGTCACAAGCTTAAGTACCGTCCGCCTAAGGCCAAAGTTGAGGACCTGGCTAACCGTGTTAAGGATGACCTGTCGCGATCTGGAGTAGTGCCTGAGAGGGTGCTCGGCGCGGTCAAGGAGATCGTTGACACCCACCCGGTGCGCATCTTCGCGCCTGACAAGATTGTCGATTTTTGGCAGCGGGGCGAGGAGCGGTTTAAGTCGCAGTTTGAGACGCACACGACGATGGGTGCCAAGGACCTTTCCTTACGGTCAAGGGCAGAGAACAGGGGGTTGGGGATCCCGTCAAAAGTCGCAGACGTCGAGAGGCCGGTGTACGGGTACGTCGACATCCCTGGCAACTCCGCATCGCATTACGGTGGTAGCATGGGCGGTGGGTTACGGTTTACGATCAAGGACAGTGTGCGCGAGCGGATGACGTTCACGATGGGCGACTCGCTCTTTCCGATGGACTCGAGCGCAATTATGGGCACCCCAATGACTGCCCCTGGTTACGAGGGCATCGGCACAGGGTGGACGCAGCACAGTGCAGTTACGTACGCAAAGAGTAAGAGGGCAGAGTCTGACCAACGTGACTTTATGAGCGGTGTTAGTTATATCGAGTGGCAGGTCCAGGGCACGCTCCCGCTGTCGGACATCTCAGAGGTCAACGACGCTGGCCGCGTGTTGTCGAGCGACAAGATCAAGTGGTTCCAGGACAGAGGCATCAAGGTTACTTTTGACAAGGTTAAGTAAAGGACACCCAAATGGCCAGGTACGACCCGACTAAGAACACGTTCACGCACGGCAACCTTAACGAGCCGCTGTCGGTCATCTCAAGGGCAGCGAACCTGCTCGTACTTGTGCCGTCAAGTGAGGTCGAGGACCCGGATACCGTGGCCCAGGTTTACGACTTGTCAGCCGGCGCGCTACTTCCTGAAATAAAGCCGTTAGCCATTTGGTTGAAATGGCTGTATTATGTAGATGACGTGAACCCACCTAGACCGTGGACCCCTGACGAGGAGCGACTGCAAGTCGAGTCGTACAAGGCAGAGGAACGCGCTAGGGCAGCAGCTAGGGCAGGAGAATAAGGAGGCGACCATGCCGTGGACCATCAGGAAACGCAACGACGAGTGGTGCGTGTACAAGCAGGGTCAAGACGGGCAACCGACAGGTGACCTGTTGGGATGCCACTCGACACGGGACGAGGCAGAGGGTCAGATTGCCGCGTTGCATGTCAACGTGAAGGAAATTGTCGGCGTTTTCCAGGACGTCATGGTCGTTAGCGAGCTACGGGGCACTTACCCAAACGTGCCGATTGCGGCGGACATCGACCTGGACGCCCTTGTTGCGTCCGAGGGCGGCGACCCAATGTTCCTCACGCTTCCTATCGCGAAGATCAACTCCAAGAGCGCTAACGGTCGGTACTACGACGAGGCCTTCGTCTTAGAACTGATGCGACAGACAATCGAAAAGCGACCTATTGGGTTGATGGGTCACATGAGCGAGGAGGAACGCAAGACCGCGTTTAAGCCCGAAGCGGTCCATTGGATCGGCGCTGTCCGTGACGGCGACATGATTTGGGGCAAGGGGTTGGTGGTCGGTGAGGCTAAAGCCAGGGTTGCGCGGTACAAGGCATCCGGCAAGCCGTTGGCCACCAGCATTGACGCGCAGGCAATAGGCGACTGGGACGAGTCCCTGAGAGCTTACAGAATGCGCGCCGACTCGCTCGACTTGGGGCAGATCGACTTCGCCCCCGCTGATCGGGCCGGCATCCGTGACCTGGCCAGGGTGCCGATGATCACGAGTGAGATGGACGATACTGAGATAAGGGAGAATGAGATGACCAGAGAAGAGTTCCTGGCGAGCCTTACGGCCGAGGACGTCCGGTTGTTCCCGGCGGAAGTGCGCGCCGCGATCTTGGCTGAAAGTCAGCCGATCGAAGTTGCGCAAGTGGGTGAATTGCGTGGTATATTAGGTGTAGACGCGCAGGCAAATTTGACGAACATCGTCAACGAGATGGTCCAGACAAGGGACGCGCAGCGAGCTGCGGCGGTCACGTCTAGGGTCACCGAGCTCGTAACGGAAGGCGTCAAGGTGATCGGCGCGAGAGGGATCATTACAGAGCTAGTCATGGCCCGTAAGCCGAAGACTCCAGAAGAGGCAGAGGCCTTCTACAAGGAAGTCGCGGCAAGCGCCCCAGTGACCGAGATGCTCAAGTCGCAAGTCTCGGCAATCATGGGACCTTCGCAGTCGAAGATCGTTCAGGGTCAGGGCGGCCAGAGCAAGTACTTTGTCATCCCTGATGGCAGCAAGGAGTAGGAATAATGGCGACCACAGTTGCAGGGCAGCCGTGTTACTTTGAGTCTGACGGGCAGACCGTCAATGTGGACCTGTTGTACGCGGTTGCGGCCAATTCCGTCATCTACGTGGACGGGTGGCTTGGCATCGCGGGATCGGACGGCGTGAGTGGTGACACTATCGCGCTAATCAACGACGAACGAGAGTACCAGTTTAAGGTGCCCGCTGGTTTGACCGTCAACAAGGGCGATGACGTATACATTACCCTCGCGACGGTGACCGGGCACTACCCGGACGACGAGGCCTACACCACTGAGAGCGGCGCCGGCAAGGTCGCAATGTTTAAGGCGACTATGGACAAGGACGCCAACAACATCGTGACCGGAATTCAGCTCGACGACCCGTCGGCGTTTAGCTAAGGGGGAGGCACCATGACGATCAAGATTTGGAGTCGCGACCTGCTGTACAACAGCAAGCCGCACGTTGTATTCCCGCCCAGAATGCAGTTGCGCGATCACATTCGTGAGATCGGGCAGGGGCAAAACGGGCACAGGATTTACGAGTTCATCGGTACCGACACGTTCGGCGCCGAGTGGCAGACCCGGCAGCGGTACGAGGTAGACGCGGGCCGTGACGAGGAACCGCTGCTCTACCTGCCTCTTTACGACGTCGTGTCTGACGCCAGTCTGCCGAAGAACGTCGACGTCAACCGCATCGGTCCTGGTGGCGTGATTGTCGAGGAGATCTTCGAGGGTGGGGAAGTCAAGTTCAGCCACATCGGGTCCAGCGAGCTCACTGTGCCGATTCGGCACTGGGGAACCGGGTTGGAGTACTCGAAGGACCTGGTCGTGTTCAACGAGCTGTGGAACGTGGCCATCATCGAGCGCCAGCTTGGTGTCGCCCACAACGCCCTTCTGAACCACTTGCACCTCTACCCGTTTATCGGCTACGCGTACGCGGCGGCCAACCAGACCGCGGCTAACACGGGCGGTGCGACGACTGCTGAGGACTACCTACTGACCATCCAAGACGCTATCACCAACGCGAAGGCCGATACCACGAACCCGCGTCGCGGGCCGTACACCCTGCTGATCAACAGCGCCAACATGTTCATGATGGAGAGGGCGCTCAACAGGGTCCCGCAGCAAGGGTTCTCGCTGCAGACGAGCGCGATCGACATGATCCGCAACGTCATCGCCTACGACGGCTGGACCGGCACCCGGGGCTCGATCTCGGTGACCTACCCTGGGATGACGTCCGGCAAGGCGCTCCTGGTCTCCCAGCAGTACCGGGGACAGGACGCCCGCAGTTTCGAGAAGCAGGCGCTGCAGAACGAGGGCATGGAGCAGGACCTCTCCAGGTTCCTGACCCAGACAGTGTGGGACAGCTACTACGGCGTCTACGCTAACCCGCTTCGGTGCGCAGAAGAGATCACGCTGCCCTAAGTCGTAGGAGCGCTATGGAAGTTGTGACGATTTACTCCCCGGGCGACTGGGATTGGTACGACAGCTATGGGCTGATCGCCTGCCGGCTCGCCCGGGAGTGGTCGCGGTTAGGACTATGGGTTAACGCTTGTGGGCTTGGTGAGACGCGGGACAACTCGCAGCCAGCCGACGTGCGACTGGTTACTGAGCAACCCATTAGGCCAATGTTAGGCGGTGTCGCGTTAGGTTACCCAACAACCTACGGAAGATACGGGCCAATGTTTCGCTACGGGCCACGAGTTGGGTTGACCATGTTTGAGAGCACAAGGATCCCGCCCGCGTGGGTCGACCCGCTTAACAAGATGGACGCGGTCGTAGTGCCGTCAGAGTTCTGCCGTGACGTGTTTATTGATTGCGGGGTCACGTCACCGGTTCACGTAGTGCCGCTAGGTATCAGTGAAGTCTACAGACCGGCTGAGTCGCGGCCGGACCGACCGATTACGTTCCTGGCGTTTTTAGACCGCGGCGCCCGCAAGGGCGGGATCGTCGCGATCCAGACGTTCGTCAGGGCGTTTGGTGAGTCGATGGACTACCGGCTAATCCTGAAGGGACGCGCTCCCAGGGTGCCGATACAGTTCTTGAACCCCAACATCGAGGTCGTGCAAGCCGATATGACTGAGGAGGAGTTATGTAAACTATATCAACGGGCGGACGTGCTGATTAACCCCCATAAGGGTGAGGGTTTTGGGATGATACCTCGCGAGGCTGCAGCTTGCGGGTGCATCGTTCTGACAACAGGGTGGTCAGGCACGGTGGATAACTTGCCCGAATGGGGGTGGCCGCTCCCTTACACGATGGAGCGGGCGGATTGGTCTGGCGCGCGCAATCTCGAGGGTTTACCGTTGGGCGATTGGGCCGCGCAGGACATCCCAGGGATCACGGCCATATTAGGTGATGTGGTTAACAATTTCGATGCATACAGGGACCTCTCTGTGGCCCGAGCGACCAACGTGCGCAAACTCTACTCGTGGCAATCGACAGCTGAGAGCGTCTTGAAAATATGGAGGGACGCCGCGCATGCGAATGCCGCCGCAGTGGGTAAGTCGGCCCTGCACGCAAGCTCAAATTGAGACCCCGTACCACGCGGAATGGTGCGTTAGGATGGGGTTGCACCCCGGAACGTACCACCGCAAGCACTGGGAGTTCGTTTACATCGCGAGGGCCATCGACACGGCGGGGTTGGACGGGGCGAGCGGCATTGGGTTTGGGGTTGGCCGTGAGCCGTTGCCCGCCGTACTCGCCGGCTTGGGCGCGCAGGTGCTGGCGACAGATTTACCGAACGGCGAGTCGTCTCCGTGGGCCGCCAGCGGTCAGTGGGCAGGGGCACATGGATGGCCAAAGTGCGTCGCCTACGCCCCGGTCGACATGAGGGCCATCCCTGCTGCGCTGCGAGACGGGTCCTACGACTTTGTGTGGTCGGCCTGCGCGCTAGACCACCTTGGGACCTTGCAGGCCGGGTTGGACTTCATTTTTGCGTCACTTGAGTGCTTGAAGTCGGGCGGGATCGCAGTGCACACAACCGAGTACAACTTAAGCGATCACGTAAGGACGTTGGAGACAGGCGGCACCGTGCTGTACAGGCAAAGCGACTTGCAAGGCTTGATGCGCGAGGTAGTGAGGCGAGGGGACCGCATGTACCTTGACCTAACGCCAGGGTTTGACCCTTGGGATACCTACGTGCCGAAAGTGCCTGAGCGTGAACCGCACCTGTGCATGGAGCTAGGCGGGTTCATTACGACGTCGGTTGGGATCGTTATCCAAAGGGGGTCGAATGGCCACGGCGACTGAGTGGCAGCAACTGCGTGACGACCTAGGGCACTCCGTTACTACGCTATCTGACGTCGAGGCCGAGGCGCTCTACGCCCGCGCGTTAACGACCTCACCGAACACCGTAAACTCCACGGCCAGGGTACTGGGGATCCTTCAACTCCTCGGGTCTGCCTCGAAGCTCCACGACTACGTGCAAAACAACAGCTCGGAGAGCGCGTCGCAGGTGTTTAGGAACCTGACGCAGCTCCTGGGGATTTGGCAAAATCAAGTGGCTGTTGAGGCCACCGGCGCCCTGCCAAGCTCAGCGCGGTTTGGGCGTACCAGAAGGAAGTCCACGTCGTCCTACAAGCCTTACCAGACATAACGATGACCACTAACTTTAGCAAATGGCTGATGCCCGAGACCGTGATCTCTGCCGCTGACCGCGCGTCGCTCGCGTGGGCGCGCATTCAGGACAAACCGACGTCGGTCGCGTTTCGACCCCCCACGGGGGCCGCGTTAGCCGCCCAGACAGTTCGGGTAGAGGTCGACAACAGGCAATCCATGGTGGCTAGCGCCTCAGGTGTCGCGCCCAGGATGCAGGCAGTCGTGTTCGGGGTCCGCGGCCACCCAACAGTAGCCGACACGATTATCGCGGAGGGCTACCGGTTCGTGCTAGGTAACGACGAGTACAGGGTCGACGACATCATCCTGACCATCGGTGAGGTGCAGGGGATCGCGAGCGCGATCGGATGATCGAGGGCTGCCACCTGTGCGACGACGTCATAATTCGGCACCCCGACCTGTGCAACCTGTACGGATGCTGGATCGGGGCCAGGACACTAGTGGGCCCGTTCGTAGAGATCCAGAAGGGCGTTGTGGTCGGCGAGGATTGCAAGATCGAGAGCCACTCGTTCCTGTGCACCGGGGTGCTAGTCGGCAACCGGGTTTTCATCGGCCACGGCGTCATGACGACCAACGACCTGCGCCCGATCATAGGCACCGTGCATAACGAGCGGCAGACCAGGATTGGGGACGACGTGAGCATTGGGTCGGGCGCCGTGCTGCTGCCTGTCGAGATCGGCCAAGGGGCAGTGATCGGGGCGGGGGCGGTCGTGACCCGCGACGTACGGCCGTGGACCGTGGTTGCCGGTAACCCGGCGCGGGTGTTGCACCGAATGGGCAGTCCTAAGGAGAGGGAAAAGTGGATTGATCAAGCACGTAACCGTTTGCGCGCCTTTCCGTGACAACAACCCGCTGGGCCTTGCGGCCTTCGTTGCCAGCATCG